TTGGTGGCGTTGTTGGCCGTCGCCGTCAGTCCCGAAAACCGAATGCCCATGCCGACGCGCATGCCCGCCGCCACTGGGTCGCCGCCACCGAACGTCAGGGTGCCAGTGGTGCTATTGGCCGTCATTGAAGTCAGCACGGTATTGCTCGACGACACCGCGGGCACCCAATTGCCGCGCAACGATGCTTCGAACCAACTCTGATAAGAGTGTGGCGACAGTTCACCACTGACATTACCTGCAACCCGTCGAACACCATGCCGGAAATCCGCAATCTGATAATCGCTGCGGATTTCATTGCTCTGGTAGGTGTCCTTGGTGAACTCCAGCGTCGATGCCACCCGCCGCAGGATCTGGCCGCCGGTCGCACCTGGATCGGTGGCCGAAATCGCCGGAACGCCCGGCACGATTACCGGAGAGGTGTAGAATTTGTATGCGATGCGAGCGCTTACGCCTTCGGCTAGGGGCATGGTGAACTCCGTTCAAGGAAAGACAAAACGCTTGCCCAAGGCGCTGTGAGGGCATTTACGTAATTTCGCTCAATGCAGAGAGTCCCGTAGTATCCGGCAGTGGGTCGTAGAAGGTGATGGATTGCAGAGCCCGATGACCACCGACCGCCGTATCGATAACGGCAGCGACCACATCCGGATGAGCATCACTATAGGTCAGGACATTCAGTCCGTTGATAGCCGCTTCGAACCGGCTAGCGGTGATAGTGGTCGCGACAGCATTTATCGCCCCGACGCCTATATTAACGGCGTCAAGCATTTCCGACCCCGGAATATTCCATGTGTAAATCCTGAAGTCCCGATCCGCTTCAAAAGCACAATCAATTTCGATCGCATCGCTACCATCCAATGCCAGCAAAGCAAAAGTCATTGATAAAAAATCTGTATCCAGATGTTTGAACTGGTATCGAAGCGTTGCGCCGCTCAGCATCGTGGAAAGCGCCACACCCAAAAACGCGGGCGGACTGACAGAGTAGACCAAACCATCTGCCGTCAAATCGACTGGATCATAGCCCGACGCGCCCCACCCGTTCACCGTATTCGGATCATTGCCCAGCAATGTATCGATGGCCACCGCAGCCCCGTTGCTCCACGCCCGCCCCTGCGGCGCACCGCCGAGAAAATCGATATGGATCTTGGCGTTGGCGGGCACCCAGTCGGGTGTACTTCCGCCTGTATCCGGTGGCACATCGACTATCGCGCCACCATCCTGATCGAATATCACCGAACATTCGGCGATTGCGCACTGATAATTCGAAACCTCCGAACTAAGCCCCGGCACCGACAGCACCGAACCGTGACCGACCGGGATCACATCAGCCGCAAAACAGGAAATGCTGTCGTCCCTGTAACTGCGAAGCCGCACCGCGACAGTTTCGGCATAATCCATCGCCATTTCGAGCCCCTGCCAGGCGGGCAGGAACACAAACGCTTCTACTCGCGCCCTGTTGCGATAGACCGTACTGCCACGACCGCCGCCAAACGAAACGGCAGTTGAGCCTTCGTTATTAAAAACGACGAACGCAAACGGCGTCGGAGCATCGGGCAGGATTACCGGATCATCACCGTGATAGTACAATGGATAAGGATAACTTCCTGCATTCAACCTGGCACGAACAGCCGCGAAGGCCTGGGTTGCTGTTACCATCCTTAGCCCACCGCATGCAGCTCGAGCGCGATCAGCGCGCCATTGAGAACGCGCTTGGCCACACTCTTGATCGCAGTCTCCTTGCCGCCGCTGACATGGCTTGCCTCGTCGAGCGATGGCGGCGTGGGCAGATCTTCCCAGCCATAAAAATCGGTGACCAACCGATCATTGGTCGTGATCGGCAACAGGCTGGTCAAGGTGTCCACAATCGTAATAGCCATCAGATCGTTCTGGGTAACAGCGCCGACAAACTCGGTCGAGCCGGTATAACGGATGTAAGCCGGCGCACATGTATCGGTGAAGGTCCGTGCCGCGCCTGCGCCGCTATAGCGCCGGATTGCAATCCACTGCCCGGCCAGCGCAATCTTGCTGCGGTACTGCGCCTGGTGTTCGGCAGCGCGGCTCATGGCGCGGGCAGCACATCATTCGGGAAATTCTGCACCGCAGCGCCAATCGCCGCCCACACCGGATCGGTCAGATCATCCGAACTGAGCAGCAAATTCCCACTGCCATCCTCGGTCAATGACGGCTGCCAGACCTGGACAAAACTAGCGCCGTCACCAGACCAAGGTTGACCGCCGGACTTGTTATTGTCGATCCCGATCCGAAACGTCTGACCTGGACTGATCGGCGTGAGATTGACCGAGGCGCTGCAAATCCACCAACCGTTAGGGCCAGGCCCTTCAATCGCCTCGTTGAAAATGGAACAGCCATAACCGTGGGCGGAATTGCCATAGACCGAATTGGTCGCAAGATCGAAATACACCTTAGCCCCACCATCGGAGTTGAATATCTCGAAACCTGCTTGCCGATTAGTTGATTTCAGCCACGCCTGAACCGCGATCGTCATCGGTCCCGGCGCCTGGAATTGTTGCTCGACGCTGTGAAGACCGTTGCTACTATCCTCGATGACGTGCGCGGTGGTGCCCGTGCCCGGCTGTGGTATCACATCACCCTCGACGATGACACCGAACTGCCGCAACATTTGCTGCGGCACCGGCGCATCATGGGTGCCGGAGCGCAAGCGGATAGCGATGCAAGAGCGCATACGGTTCGGATTCAGCATCACCAACGTATCGGGTCGGGCGTTGAAAGCGAGTTCAACGCCGGTCACGCCGTCGTGCAGATCGTGAAAGAACACGCCATCTGGTGAACCCTGCACAGTCACCAATGCTGCCGTCCAGTCGCTTGGCATCACGACGCCAACCACTGCGGTAACGCCAGTCAGGTCAACCACGTCGGAAAGCGACTCGTTAGCCTCAATGACGGCGGAAAGCACCATCGGCATCTCAAAATTCCTTCACACCACAATCACCCGGTAAGTCGACAGCAGGCTCTGCACCGTCGTATCAATCACGGTAAACACTTCGGCCGTGACGCCGTAGCGAGTCTGACCGATGCCCTCTTCGGCTTCCATAGTAATCGCCGGGTTGCGCGAGGCGATGTGATGAATATGCCCAGCACCGAGCGCAATTGCCGTCCTGATCGGTTCTGGAACCGACGCGCCGTCATCGCCATACCCGGCAATGAAATCCAGCGTGATGGCATCGGAGTTGATCGCGATCGATGGCCACGATCCGATCGGCGTAATGTAAGGCCGTTGCGCGTTCTGCGTCAGTTTATAATCGACGCCTTCCGTCAACGTGACCGAATCCCCGGCGTCGCCAATATAACTGATCGCGAGTTGCTGCAACGGCGGCAATGGAATGTAAACCCGATTGCCACAGGGGAAGGCATCGAGGTGTCCGCGCCAGCTTTGCGTGATCAATGCCCGATTGAGCCAGCCACCCGCACCGTCGATCGTCTGACGCGACGCCGTGATATAGGCGTTGATGACCTCGTCGCTGACCTCGGACCCGATATTCAGCCGCGCCTTAGCCTCGGCCGCCGTCAATGGTTCGACGGCCGGCGGCGCGACCAGTTCCAGCCGCATATAGGATTGCTGATCGCCGATCACGATGTTGCCCTCGCAATCATCATGCCACCGCCTCGCGGTGATAGCGCTCGAACGCTCCCAGCATATTGCAGACCAGCCGAGTTTCGTCCGACAGCGTCAATACCAGTTCAAACCCGACCATGTCAGCTCTGATGACCGATAATCCGGCTGGACCGCGATCGCCTTTCGGACCGCAATCGCCTTTCTCGCCGCGATCGCCGGGCTTGCCGCGACTGCCTTTGGCGCCGAGCACCCAGCCATCGCCCGGCAATGGCCCGGGATCGTCCTTGACCGCCCGCCATTCCGAGCCGTTCTGGGCAACCACGTCCATTGCCCGATAACTCTCAGTCTCGCTCCAGAGTCCGCAGGCCCGACCGGGATAGGCAGGCTCTCCGGGATCACCCTTCGCGCCGATCGGGCCTTGCGGCCCCACCGGCCCTTCAGGCCCGGCCAGGCCCCTTTCGCCGACAGATCCCGGCGAGCCCTGCAGTCCATCGCGCCCGTCGCGACCTCTTTCGCCGGGAATACCCAAGCCCTTTTCGCCGGGAGGCCCCTGGGGACCAGGAGGGCCAGGAATCGGAGAACTATTAAGAACGGCATCCGCTGCCTGGCGCGCTTCTCTTAGTGCATGTTCTGCAACAAGAAGAGCGCCTTCAGCTCGATCCATAGCAGCTATCCCGCTTTCGTTGGGATCCCCGACGCTGCGGCGATCCGATTGTAGATCGGCCAGCGATTATTTCGCTGTCGATATTCGTCTAGCCAAAACGCCTCCCACCGGCGCTCAATCACGTCATCATTCAGAATCGAGTATTCAACCCGATCAAATTCCCAAGCCCGCCGTTCTGGCACGGCAAGCCGATCGCGAAGATTTCCGCGACCGATGTAAATTGTCTCTTGTCCAGACCTATAGCGATAAATGCCTGTCGCCAAATCAGGGATCTGATCTGGTTGAATCAAGACTTTCTCAAAACAAGGTGCGAGATATATCACCCAACGTCCATGACAATCTTTTTGCGGCTCGCAACGACGAACGCGAATATCCTCTTTACATAAAGCCGTCATCGTCGCCGACTGTGACAGCAAGGCGCCAGCATTTATAACTCTGTTTGGAGCAGAAGCTCCACTACCGCCGCCATCCCGCGAAAGAAGGAAGGCATCGTCATCACGCTCATCGGAATGAAAATTAAATGCCAGACGATGGCCATCGGCTGACAAAAACAAACTGGCGCGAGTACAGTCCGAGATGTTAGCCATCCTTACAAAATCAGCGGAAACCGCAAATTGTCCTCTAGTTTGGCGAATAGTAATTTGCGGCATAAATCTCGTCGTGCGATGAACGCGACGAACCTTTTGCCATTCCACATCTGATGTTACTTTTGAGGTAGCCATTGGTCGTGCCCTTTCACGATGGATGGTTAGAGTTGGCGGACGCCTGACCGTGCCCGTCAACTCGCTAACTATCGCCGATCTGGGCTTTTATTCCAATAGCTTCGTATATTCTTATCGCAAATTCCTGGTCGGAAAACTCTGATCCCGGCGCCCGCAACTGATCGGTCAGCTCATTAACCCTGGCCTGCAGCGTCAATCGCTGCGCCCGCTCTTGCGCCAGCACCTCGCCAACCGCGGCAATGATCGCTCGGTCATCCAGCGGCATGGTTCATCGCCCTTTCGAGCAAAAACGCCGCGAACGCCTTCTGTTCTTCCGGCGTCTGCTCTGCGGCATTGTCGTTGGCCGTCGTCGATGCCGAGGGCGCCGAGGGAGCCGACGGCGCCGTGGGCATTGGCTGCGGTTGGTTCCAGGCGCTCAACGGCACGACCTGTGCCTGCAATCTGGGTTCGTCGCCTTCTTCGGCCGCCGGCAATCCTTCCAGCGCTCGGGCTTCGTTGGGGGCGTACAGCCCGCCTTGCACGCCGCTTACCAACCCGTCGATGCGATCCTTGAACGCGGAGCGCAGCAGCGCCCTGGTATCGTACTCAGTCCACTCCCGGCCCGCCGTAACGTCATTCAGCCCGATGAAGGCATCAAAATTAACTTCGATGTGGTTGATGAGCCAACCGAGGCCCGCGGCGAGCCATTCCGCCATCACCGCTTCGCTCGACTTTTGCGTGGCGGTATTGCTGACGCCGAGCAGGATCATCGGAACGCCGAACACCGCCGCGATGGCCTGATCCGTCAGTTTCAGCATGTCGATGACTTGCGCGTCCGCGTTCGAGACCGACAGCGGTTGAAATTTCAAGCCCCAGCCCAGGATCGGAACGCCGCCGGAATTCAAGCCGACCGCCTGCTCGTTCCATTTGGCGCGCAGTTCCTGAATCTGGGCGCCTGACAATTCCCGATCGCTGGTCAACACGCCCGAGGGCCGACTCATATTGGAAGCCAGCGCCGACGATGTCGTCGTGATCGCACTGCGAGTGGCCTGCTCGACCTGCAGCGAGGCCAGCCAGGTTTCGCCGATCAGGGGATGTCGCGGCGTCGCCAGTTTGATGTGAAAGACGTCCCGCGCCGGGATCGCGATGCTGCCGCGATCGAACAGTCCAGTCAGCGGATTGAAGCCGATCTGATAAAACACCTCGCGAAAGCTTTGGCCTTCGACCAATATTTGAACCGGATGACATTGCCGTGGATCGGTCCAATGCAGCGCCGTGACTTCGCTGCGGGAATTACGCTCGGCCACCCAATAGGAATTGCCGGTCAGCAACAGCGAGCGAATCAGATGCACCAGAAAATCGCTCGACGTCATATAATCGTTGGGCGTTCGCAACAGCCGCGACAGCGCCGATGTCGTAACAATTTCGGTACCACCACCACCTGCATACGCCGATCCATTGTATGTCGTTGGCAATTCCCGCTTGTGGTAGCCCGGCAGTTGCGCGATAGCACGGGCATAGGCCCAGACGCAGGCTTCAACAATCGATGACGACGGTCCTGGCAGCGGATCGTAATCCATCTGCCAGAAATTGAGGTTGCGACCCCAGGCATCCGGCAACCAGCCCTGGCCCAGAATATTATACGGGCCAGGGTGAGGATTGCCTTCGCCGGCTGGGTTGGCTTTGGTACGCCAGGGAGCCAACGCAGCTAACACGGACAGTGGATTCATCTGGGCTTGGCGGGAGCTGCTGGAGCCACAGGCGGTTTGACGTCCTTGGTCTCGTATTCGCCCCTGGGATGGGGTGTCATATCGCGTTTCTGCTCCTTTGCTTTCGGCTCCGGCTCGGCGGCCCATTGCGCTTTCGCCCAGGTCATGGACGCTTCATGGGCAGCCTGACGCTCCTGCTCGCTGAGCGGATCGTGCGGCTTCTCATCGAGTGGAGCAAAAGGATCAACCGCCCAATGGTCGTTGATGGCCGCGGTAGCCTCGGCCTTCGGCATCGTCAGCCGACTATCCCGGTATGGCCCGAGGATCACTTGAACTTCCGTGGTTTCTTCGGTCATGTTCACCATCCCACTGCGGTTATGGTTTGAACCATCGAAGCCCGTGTCATCGCCCAGGTGACATAAATCGAAAGCCTGATGGCGATACTATCAGTCTGGAACAGCGACCGCATCGGCGCCGCCACAACGTTCGGCGTGCCGGTGGTACCAAGGGCGAGGGGTGTCGTATCCTCTTCATGCAATGTGGCTTCATTCGAAACGGCAAACCTAGGCGTGTCTCCGGTTGCGGTTGCGAACCACTCGGCATCGACTGCGATCACCTGTCCCACCGGGACGGTTCTGGACGAGACAATCCGGCTGATGCCGAACTTAGCCGCGGCCTGTGCCAATCCATCGAACACAAAGTCGCCAGTCGTAGTCGTCACCATAGTCAGCGAACGGGCTTGCGCCGGATTGACCATCAATACGATCTTGCCGCCACCGCCAACCGCCTCCATTGGTTTGATCAGAGCATTGAGATCGTCAATTACTTTCTGGACCGTCGTCGCCGCTACTGACGCGGTAACTGGCGTGACGCCGTTGAGCAAACCAGCCGGGCGGCTGGCCGACGCTGCAACGTTGTCGATCAGGAAACCATCGATTGATTCCTGAGTATCGTCCGTCATGGCCTTTTGCAAAATGCCCTGTATCGCAGGGGTTGAGTAAAAAGCCATCTCCTCGGTGAACGTGGTGATCACGGCCAGCTTCGTCGGCGTCATCGTGATCGGCGCCAGCGAGATCTTCTTGACCGGTTTGGGCGAACCCTCGCCGACCCACGCGCCCGCCGCTTTCGAGGCCGAGGTACGTGTCGGGATCTTGACCACGCCATTGCTCCCGAAGTCGATCCGCATGCCGGTTTCCGACAACGGCCCGTAAAGCGAATTGGCAATCAGTCGATCGAGGAAGCCGCCATAGGCGATCTGCACCAATTCAGCCGCATAGCCCGCGGTGCCGGTCATGGCCGGATTGACGGCGGCGCGCAGAATGATCTGCGTACCCTCGTCATTGCCATACAGATTGCGCAGCACCTGCTCGGGGTTCGTTTGTGACGCAAATGAGCGCAGCGCTACCACCATGGCCCGCCACGTGTACTCGACCGGCTCGATCTTCTTCTTTGGCATGGTGAACGCTGGAGACGCTGGGGCGATAATCTCTTGCGCCGGTTGCGCCGCCGGCGGCGTGCCGATCCGCACCGACAGCGCCTTTTCCTGTTTTTCGAGCACTTCAAGCGCCGCCTGTTCGGCTCCGATCAGGTCGGGCAATTCCTCAGACGATCTGGTTTCTTCGTCGCTGAGATCGTCCTTGTTGGTCAGTTCGGTCAACTGATCGCGCAGGCCGACAATCCTTTTCTGAGCGGCCTGAATTTTCTGTGAAAGCGTCATCATATGAGTCGCGCCTCTTGGCACGAGGGATTTGGCAGGCTTGCCGGTTTTGGCCGCGGAGCTTCGTGCAGGCTCGCCGAAGACTTCCGCAACGAATTCAGATGGAATATGCAGCGATCTGGCGACCGCCATGGCGTTGGGATTCGCCGGTATCGCTACTAGACTGCACTCGAGCAGTTCGCTCTTGGTGAAGCGCCAGGGCCCGAACTCCTTGCTGGCATCCTTGGTCAGTGGCTGACGCTCGACCGGCGCGAAGCCGACCGACACGGTGCGAAGGATGCCCTCGCGCACCAAGTCGCGAATATATTGCCCCATCGGCCACTTGTCTGACTTGGTCCAGGCGATGCGGCCTACCAACTGATTGCCGACCTGACGAATATCAGTCCAACTGCCGATAATCTGATCCCGATTGTGATTGAACAAGACCGGCGGCGGCGATTTGATCCGGTCGAGTTGCCACCCCGAGGCCTCGACCACGTCGCCCATCCTGTCAACCGAGTTATCGCTCATAACGAACTCGTCGGGCTCGCCACCGGGTGGTGGCGCCGATTTCACGACGTAGCGCATGATTGGATATCCTGTTACCTAGCCGATCATTCCGGCTATATCCACTACACTCTTCCGATCGCGGCTCTTCAGCCCGCACAGCATCGCCAGCGCCACCGCCCCGTCGATCCTGAATCTCGCTTTATCTTTATCTATTTTCCGATTGCCCGCCGGATCCATTCTGACAACGGCGTTGGCGATATTCCAGTTGAGGGCTGGATTATTTGGATGCTCGAGCGTGCGCTCTACCACTTCACGCTCCAACGCACTGATGGCAGGTCCCATGGAGACGAACCCTTGGCCCCAAGGCACAATTCGCAAACCAGATCCGGTGTGGTTATCGCTGCCCTTGTCTTCCCAGGTAGGAAAGGAAAGCTCATCGAAAACTCGAAGTAGGTCGCGGATGGAATAACGATCGTACGCAAGTCCCAAAACATTATACGTCTGCGTCAGCTCGATAATCTTGTTCGCCACCGCCGTCATCGAGATCGACGGCCCCGGCGACGCCAATAAATGCCCCTCCCGCACCCACTGCGTATAGCGGTCGCTCGCCGAGCCAAAATCCCTGTTGCCGTGTTCTTTCAATCTGTCTTCCGGCTTCCAGAGAAACGCCTTCACTCTGGTTTTCTCTCCAGCTGAGCCCATCACTAGCGCCGTCAGGTCGACTACGTTGGATAAGTCCAAAGCCAGATAGACGTCTTCGCCAGGCTGGAACGTCGCGGGGCCAGCGCATGCCATCCACTCCTTGCGCGAGATCATCGAGGAGACCGGCGCGACACGCTGGTTGCAGTACAGGTTGCGGAATTTTGGCTCGCTGGCGGGCAACCGCTCGGCCTGATCCGCAATTGCTTTTAGATCGGCCAGCGATCGAAAGTCTCCGAGCGCCGGGTTGGCTTTCTTCCAGTTCGCCGCGTCGAATACATCAGCATCCTCGGGCACTTCATAGAGATGGCAAACGATGCGTGGGTCATCGGAATGCAGACCATCGTCGATCAGCTTGCTAAGCAGATGTTCGGGATCGTTGCTCTGGGTTGATATCACGACGAATAACGGATTCGCACGCGCTCCAAAACTGGTATCGAGCACGTCGTACAACTCACGGTTTTTCGCTTGAGAGAGCTCGTCGTATACGCAGAACACGGGATTGAGCCCATGCTTGGTGCCGCTCTCGCTCGAGAGAGCGCGATAAACCGAGCCGTTACTGTCGCAAACGATGGTCTTGGTGCTGTCGATGCAACGCAAGCCCTCGGACAATTCCGAGTCCATCCGCACCATCTGTGACGCGACCTTATAGACGATCGCAGCCTGTTCACGATCATTCGCCGCGCTGTAAACCTCGCCGTGTTCAATCGCCTCGGGCCCGATCAGGTGCACCAGCACCAGCGCTGCAATCAGAGCAGTCTTGCCGTTCTTGCGGGCAACCGACAGCATCGCGCGCCGCACCATCCGCAACCCTGTCGTCGCATCGTGCGGCTCGTAAATATCGCGCAGGAATTTGCGCTGCCATTCCCTCAGTCGGAAGGGACTTCCTTGGCCGACGCCTGAGGGAACGGTAAGACACTCGATGAACTGGATGACCCGCTCTGCCCGATCAGGCCGGCGAACTTGCTGCGTTTTTGTCTGGCGTCTGGCAGCTTGAGCGCGGTTCGACTTCGTGGATCGAGCCCGAGCCGGTCGCCGAGGCTTGCCACCAATTGGGCCTGTTCGCTCATGATCTTCAGCCATGTATTCTGCGCCCACGATCCGTTGCAGGTTTGATAAACAGGCTCAAAATCCGGCGCGCTGACTTTATGCGCGGCCATCTTGTGCATTGCCCAAGCCATCCCGAACGCGCTCAACAAATAGGTATCCAGCGCTGAATAGACCCTGACCGGCATTGACTGCTTGATAGCCTCAATGCACCCTCGCGCATCGTCCATCAGATGCTCGGGAACGAAAGGCTCACCCAGAGCCTCGATGCCGTTAGGCTTGAGAGACTCCTTGCTGGGATTGCCCTCGAGCGCCTTCAATACAACTGATTTTGGTTTTGGTCCGTGTGGCATGGTTCCTAGCTACCCTCCCGGCTACTACCGGCATCTAAAATGGCGACCTCGCTGCGGTCTAGGGGGGTAAGGTCGCGATTTTTGCGAGTGCCCCCCGGTCAAACGACGACGACGGCCGCCCCCCGTCAATGATATCAATGGTTTGGCTTGCGGTCGCATTGCGCATGATGCAGATCGCGTCAATCGTTCGCCGCGCGTTGCATTTCAGGATTCATCGGCTCGTTTATTTTTCCGCTCGAGCTCGAGCCGCCCCCCACCCTGGCCTATAGGCCAACCGTCCACATCCACCTGTGCACGTGCTCTGCCACCACCTTCTATGCGCTGCATATCGCTATCGTGGCAGTTGGCACACAGTGAGGTAAGGCGACCATACCAGAACGCAGTGTAGTCACCATGATGTGGCGTGGCATGGTTGGCCACGGTCGCCACTCTATCCACCCCACGCGCCTTGCACATCACACACATCGGATGTGCTCTTAACTGTGCCGCTCTGGTGCGTTGCCAGCGTGCGGTCGTGTACCAGGCGCGCCAAGGTTTCAAGTCTCGTCGGCGCTGCTCGTAGTACTGCCTTGCGTCCATGCCATACCGTAGCTTTACTGATTTACGTAAACGATGGTGCTGCGCTAAAGCGACATTCCATCAATCCGCCAATTGAAGGAATTACAAATATGGACGTCGCGTTTTTTACAGCTTTAATGCTCGGTCAACCCATCATCATTGGTTATGTGGCTGCGAAACAACTCAGCCAAATTAGTGCTGGTTTCTTCTGGGGAATAGTCGCCTGCATCCTCACTTGGTCCACATTGGGTCTGTTTGAACATATGTGGCATAAACCGCTACTCTTTCTGGCTGAAGGCGCCATAAATGTAGACCCGGTCAAAGAACCCGCACGAATATTTATGGCGGCTGGCTTATCGTCAGCAATCGTTCTGACAATTTTGACAATCCTGCCAAAACGGCAGGCTTCATGATCAAAGCTTCAGGTCGTCGAGGCCCAACTGAATGGATCGTGTAACCTGGCAGCAGCGAAGGAAAAGACCAGGCAACTCCGTGGACCAGGTTGCCTGGCAAGGTCCAGGGTAGGTTACTTCGACGGTGTCGGATGTGGCCCGCTCGGAACGCCGATTACCACCCATCCGGTCAGGGGACTCCACACGGTTTTCCAATCGATCGGACGCTCATCAGGCGGCGGCATGGTCGGCGGTAGATCCGGCGGCAGCACGATCGGGTGCTCAGGGTGAGGCTGTGGTCCCGGAGGTGAGTTGTCCACGTAGGGCGGCCAATACGGTCCACCCCAAATACCCAGCGGCGGCTGTCCACCACCTCCACCACCCGGAGGCTGCCCCGGCTGCGGCGGCTGCGGACCATAAATCGGGTGTGACGGCCAGGGCCCGCCGGCGATCGGATGCGCCGGGTAGACCGGCTGCGGCGGCTGACCACCTGGACCGCCCGGCATCGGTCCACCACCGACACTGAAATCGCTGTAGATCATCACGCCTTGGATCGTAACAGGTATCGCTGCCATGTTGATTTCCTCTCTATGGATCGGAGGGCGAGCTCGGGTTGGTGGAAATAAAAAACCGCCCGCGGGGTTTTGCCCCGGAGCGGCTCGAAATCGTGGCGAAAATAGCACTAGTTACTGTACAGTCAAGGGATTGTGGCGTTACTGAAGCCGAACACTATAGCCAGTGTATCGAGACATTCAAACAGCCGCCTGGCGAAATATCGGTTCCAGTCCGCACCGATCATACCCCTCGCATACGCCATCTGGCGGGCGGTCATGTTGTGCACCAGCATGTCGTGGATCAGGACCGCTCCATCCCGTCCCAGTTCCTGATAGCACTTAGCCAGCCATTTCCCGGCCTTCAGTTGCTCGTCGGTGAGGGTTTCCCGCGGCGGGCTGCCATCCACGGCCTCGACGATTTGCATCGCCCTGGGGCCACGCTCGGCGACCTGGAAGTGTTTCTGGAATTCGCGGCCGGCCAGGTACTGCGCCTCGTCGATGTGGCCGCGGGCGAGATGGTCGGCCAACGGGTCGTCACGGACCGATCGCACAGCGGAAATCTTGGCGCCGGGCTCATAGGGATCGTCGACCTCGGCTTCCACGATATGCGCTGCTGAGCCACGGTTGACGTCCCTAGCGCGGCGGTCATGGACCTGGGGACCTTGGGTGGCCGGGTTGTAGGGCGGTTTGCGGTTCATCGATCCTCTGCTTTAATCACCTCGATTGACGCGCTGGATACGATCATCGAATCGACCCCTTCCGGCAGCTGCTTCTTGAGCGCCTGCCGAAGCTTTTCGGCCTGATTGGCGGTCAGGAGCATATCGGTTTTGAAAACAACGAGATCGCCAGGCTGCAGCCGCAAGATCTCGATTTCAAAACTAATACGGTTGATGTAACCGGCGACAAGCTGCATCACAGTAATTTCTCCCGTTCCGCCATTTCCTTAAGCCACTCCGCGATCGCCGCCATCTTGTCGATCTCGGCATTGGCCTGTTGCTGGCTCATCCGTTTGGTGAGAACGCGATTGCTGTAAACCTGCCGGCGCAAATTGGCTTCGCGCTCGGCGCAGCGTTGCAGATCGCGCACCGAGTAGCCACGCAAGGCCGGGCGGCTGGTGGTGGTCAGCATGATTCATCCCTCTTGGAAAATTCCCCGCAAAAATCTTCCGCCGCTGTCGTTGGCCAAGTCGTCCTCTGCAATTCCGCTCCTTCCCAATAGTCTGTCGGATCGCCATCCTCATCCTTTGGCATGATCACCATCAAAGCCCGGAGAACGCGATACTCGAAATCACCCATGGTCGGCCTCGGCGCATAGCGGTGACAGCTGCCGAGTCGTTCATCCGGGTCCGTTTGTGGCTGGTCTCCAAATTGCTCGCCCATGACCCAGAACCGGCAGTCGCCACACCTCTCAGCCACCGTCACCGTACCTGCCATGTAGTCGCGCAAGACTGGACGGCTGGATGCGGTCAGCATGGCTTCACCTCGAAATCCTGTTCTGCGATGTGGCAAAGGAAGTCGCACGACGGGACCAGCGGGTTCGTGGTTTCTTGATCCTCCGGAATCTCGCAGCGCCGCAGTTGCGGTCGCCGCCCCGTGCGGTGGGTAAGGGGCTAGGTTCCCGCACGGATCTCGACGAGCGGTGGAAGGCCGTCACGGAGCTATGCCAGTTCGCAGTCGCGACATGTTCACTGATCCCTCACCGGCTCGAATTCCTCATCGAGACTGTCGGCCTCGACATCGCATTTCTCGCACCACAACGACAGCAAGCCGAGCGGCAACACCACCTCGACGCCGGTATGCAGATACGAATTGCAGCGCTTGCACAGCAGGCGGAATTTGTAGTGCGGCCCAGGCTGGCGCGGCGGCATCATGGCTTCGCCCATTTCTGGATGCTTGCGATCAGTTCGCCCGATCCAATCGAGCCCGAGCTTTTTTGCACCGCTTCCCTTGCTTCCTTTGCCAGGCCCTGCGGTGTTGCAGCGGGGTTTGCAGTCTGCGATTTGGCCTCGTTTGGCTCCATTTCGGGGGATTTTGTTGGGTTTTCGCTCGCGCGCGCGGCACCAACAAAGGTAGAAGTTATATCTCTTTCTTTCTTAGTGGCTTCACCATGGCTTGACCGCGGTTCGGCCATGGCTTGACCGCCGCTT